AGTTCGTCGCCCAGCCTAAAAGAGTGGCTAAAAAAGTTGCTCCGCATAGAAAGATAGGATGATATGGCTAAAAGTTTTCCTGATCTGAATGACGACGGTGAAGTAACCCGTGCTGACGTTCTTAAAGGCCGTGGTGTCTTTAAAAAAGGCGGTAAAGTTGGCGATAAGTGGATTCAGTCCGCTATTAAGAAGCCCGGTGCCCTGAAGAAGTCCTTGGGGGTCAAGGCTGGCGAGAAGATCCCAGCCAAGAAACTTGCAAAAGCGGCTAAAGCCCCCGGTAAACTAGGTCAGCGTGCCCGTTTAGCGCAAACACTTAAGAAGATGAAATGAGCACAACCGGGACGACCACCTTTAACCTAGACCTCAATAACCTCGTAGAAGAGGCTTTTGAGCGTTGTGGCGCTGAGTTACGCTCGGGCTACGATATGCGTACAGCCCGTCGTTCCCTTAACTTATTAACGATTGAGTGGGCTAACCGGGGTATTAACCTGTGGACTATTGAGCAGGGTTCGATCCCTATAAATCAAGGGCAGATTTGTTACGCCCTACCCGTAGATACTATTGATTTGATGGATATGGTGATCCGTACCCAGACCGGTATTAATCAGTCAGACATCAATATCAATCGGATTTCTAGCAGCACCTACTCTACGATCCCCAATAAGAACGCCCAAGGCAGGCCAATTCAGGTGTGGATTGACCGTCAGAGTGGGGCTGAAAATGCTACGACCATCACCCTAAACGGGGGGATTTCGGCTACCGCTAATACTATTACGCTTAGTTCTGTAGTAGGTTTGAACTATGTTGGGTTCATAAAAATTGGGTCAGAGACTATCGGGTATAACGAAATATCAGGTAATACTCTACAAAACTGTGTTCGTGGGGTAGAAAACACGACGGCTGCGGCTCATTTGACCGGGGCGGCTGTATCGGTTCGCAACCTCCCCAATATCTGTGTTTGGCCTGCCCCAGATCAGTCTAACTTTTATTCCTTTGTTTACTGGCGTTTGCGCCGTATCCAAGACGCTGGTAACGGTATAAATACCGAAGACATACCTTTCCGCATGATTCCTTGTATGGCGGCTGGATTGGCCTATTACCTGTCTTTGAAGATACCCGATGCCATGAATAGGATAGAAATGCTGAAGGCTTCATACGAAGAGCAATGGGCGTTAGGGTCAAGTGAGGACCGAGAAAAAGCGTCTTTGAGGTTGGCTCCACGGCAGTATTTTTATTAAGGTAGGTTATGTCCGGCCCAAAGTTTGCTTCTGGCAAAAAAGCGATAGCGGAGTGCGATAGATGCGGATTTCGGTATCAGTTAAAGCAACTAAAGAAATTGGTGATCAAGACCAAAAACATCAATTTGCTCGTTTGCCCGACTTGCTGGGAACCGGATCAGCCACAATTGCAGTTAGGGATGTACCCGGTTTATGACCCACAGGCTTTACAGAACCCAAGAAACGATAAAAGTTATATACAGGCCGGTCTTACAGGTACTCAGACTAACCCGTTAAACTTGCCGAATGAGGATGTAGATGCTTTTGGGACGCCTTCTGGCGGTAGTAGACAAATTCAATGGGGGTGGAACCCTGTTGGCTTGAATGACCCCTTGCAGTTATCCGGGTTACTGAATAACCTAGTGGCTGGCGGGGAAGTAGGAACCGTAACTGTATCAATTACTTAGGAGCAGAAACATGGATATGAAAGCAGCATTGAAGGCACATATGGCTAAAAAGGGCGCTAAGGCTCATCCTGATGCCAATGTAAAGAAGTTGGCTAAGGGTGGCAAAACCAACCTTCAGATGAAACAATTAGGCCGTGGTCTGGCAAAAGTTGCCAACCAAAAGAAACCTATGTCAATGGTTCGTAAAACGGGGATTTAATATGGATAAGCCAGTTAAGCAAATACCGATTACGCCCAATAACAGTGGGTATCCCAACAACGTGCCTAACACGCAAACCCAGAAAACTCGTGGTACTGGGGCGGCGACTAAGGGTACGGGTCATAGCAAAAAGATGGGCTAAATGAACTACTCGACGCTATTTCAGACTATACAAGCGTACTGCGAAAATAATTTTCCAGATACGGTAGTCGCAACTACTACTGCTACGACAACTAACTTTCTGACTAAAACTCAGATTGATACTTTTATTACGCAGGCCGAGCAGAGGATCTTTAATAGCGTCCAACTTCCCGTTTTTCGTAAAAGTGTTACCGGAAACTGTACGGCAAATAATAAGTATTTAAGTGCGCCATCCGATTGGCTGGCTACTTTTTCTTTGGCTGTGATTGATCCAACTACGCAAGCCCAGCAGTTCTTATTAAATAAAGATGTTGAGTTTGTTCGAGAGGCTTATCCAATCCCGACAGATACGGGTAAACCCCAGCACTATGCTATTTTTAAAGGGCCAACTATTGTTCCGGGGGATCAGTCCAGTTTTATTCTTGGCCCAACACCAGATGTAGATTACAACTTTGAGTTGCATTACTTCTATTACCCAATCTCGATAACCACGTCTGATAGTGGTCAATCTTGGCTTGGTAATAATTTTGACTCTGTGCTGCTATATGGCTCGTTGCTTGAAGCCTACGCCTTTATGAAGGGTGAGAAAGATGTTAACGATAACTATGTAGCAAGGTATAATGAGGCATTGGCAATGCTCAAACAACTTGGCGAGGGTAAAAATCGTCAAGATATGTATAGAACAGTTCAAGCGAGGTATCCAGTTAGATGAGCACTATGAGTGAAGTAGCCTTCCTTTTAGGGGGCGCAAACGTCAAAGTACTAACAACTTCTGGTCGTGGTTTTACGCCAGAGGAAGTTGCTGAACGGGCCTTAGACAAGATTATTTCTGTTGGTTCACAAACGCACCCTGCTATTCGGGATCAGGCAGAGGCGTTTAAAAATCAAATCCGTCAGGTTTTGGTGTTTTATATGAAAGAAGCCATTAAGTCGCACCATACGACGTTGGCTAATAAGTTCAGGAAAGCAGGACATCCTGAGTTCGTTAAACTTTTAGATGAGTAAAGGAGCCTAAAATGGCAATTACCCAAGCAATGTGCACTTCTTTTAAAGCCCAACTTTTGTTGGGTGTGCACGATTTTCGTCCATCTTCTGACACAGGCGCAGACGTTTTTAAACTTGCTCTGTACACGTCGTCTGCTTCATTAGATGCCAACACAACAACGTATTCATCGTCTAACGAAGTCTCGTCTTCCGGTACTAACTACACGGCTGGTGGTCAGGCTTTGACCAACACAGGTGTAACGGCGACCAACATCAATGCCAACACCGGTACGGGTTTTACTGACTTCTCAGATGAGACGTTTGTTAACGCTACTATTACTGCTCGTGGCGCTTTGATTTATAACAGCACACCTTCGGCAAATAGTAACGCTAATACGACTCTTACTAATGCGTCCGTCTGTGTTTTGGATTTTGGTGCTGATAAGACATCTACGGATGGCGACTTCACTATCATTTTCCCGACTAATGACGCCTCTAACGCAATTATTCGTATTGCCTAAAGCAAAAAATGGCTGGAGGCCCGTGGAGCGCAGGAACTTGGAATACAGGTTCTTGGGGTGAAAGCAGTGGAGACATTGCTTCCCCCACGGGCGTGCCCGCTACTGGAGTAGTTGGTAGTAGCGTAGGTAGAGCAGGCGCTCAAGTATTTTTAACTGGAGTTCAATCCCAAGGCCAAATTAATAACGTTCAAGTATTTGTTGGGGACTTAACTGCTTGGGGTGCGGGTGTTTGGAATAATGATCGTGGTTGGAGTGGTGTAGTCTACGCCTCCGATTTAGCAGACGGACTACAAGCAACTGCGGAATTAGGTTTAGCAGTAACTATTGCGGATGCTAATGTTCTTGCTACTGGGGTAGCGGCCCAAGGGGATATTGGTAGCGAAGAAGTAGTTGCTGGTCGTGGATGGGGCGCTGGGGCTTGGGATAACATTCGTGGCTGGGGTGGCTTATCTTACGCATACATCGAATTAGTTGGCGAGGAAGCACAGGGAGAAGTTGGGCTTGTAACGGTAAATGCAATTGGGAACGTACCTGTAACCGGTATAGAAGCCCAAGTGGACGTTGGCGATGTAGGAATAGTCGCTGGTCGTGGATGGGGTGCTGGGGCTTGGGGTAATAATCGCGGTTGGGGTGGCCTCACAATTGTTGATATAGATGCAACCGGGTTTGAAGCCGTAGCAACTTTAGGAACAGTAGGAATAAGTAGCGATAATAATGTCCAAGTAACTGGATTTGAATTAACAGGATATGTTGGCGAAGAATTAGCCCCCGATTATAGATCTTGGGGCGGTAGTTATTGGGGTGGCCCTCTTGGTTGGGGCGGTATTACAATTGCGGATATAGATGTTACAGGATTTGAGGCTACCGGATTTATAAGTTCGGTTGGGGTTTCTGGAAGTAAAAACTCAACTCCTGCTGGTGTACAGGCAACTATTGCTATTGGCGCTGAGTTTGTTTCTGGTGCTGCTAATGTAACTGTTACAGGTGTACAAGCAGCGGGGCAACTTGGTGAGGAAGATACTTCTGGCGATGCAACGGTTGTTATAACTGGAATTGAAGCAACAGCAACTTTAGGTGTAATCACCACAAAAAGTGATAACAATATCTTAGCGATAGCCCTTATAGCGCAAGGATATATAGGGCAAACCGAAGAATCTGGAGATGCTGTAGTCGTAAGTATTACGGGTGTAAGTGGTACTGGAGTAGTTGCTAGGCCGCTTGTATGGGGTTTAATTGATACGGCGCAAACGCCGAACTGGTTGCCGCTTGCGGCTTAATTTTTAAGGAGTAAAAAATGGCAAGTACATATTCAGCATTAAAAATTCAACTTATGGCTACCGGGGAAAAC